CGCGTTCTTCCCGGCCTGGCCGGTCTTCTCTTCGAAATCGCGCAACTTGGCGATCGCCGGCGCCAACTGCGCTGTCAGCCCGCGAAGCGCCGCCTCTTCTTCCAGCAACTGCGATGGCAGCTTGCCGATCGCGTTGGCCTGTCGCAGCACCGACGCCGTGAAGGCGTCGTTGCTCTCGGTTTGCTTCGCTGCGTTCTTGACGCGCTCGTTGGCGGTGGTCAGCGCGTCAAGGCGCTCAATCATGCCGGCCGTGGTGTTGGTCAGCCCTTGTTCCGCCGCCTGTTGCTTCAGGATCTCGATCGCGGTCTTGCCGAACTCGGCGGCGAACTTCTGTTCCGCCGCGATCTTTTCGTAGATGCCGGCGATGAAGTCGCGGTCGCCGCTGAACTTCGCGAGTTTCGCCGCTTGCTCGGGGCTGACGCCGGCGCGGATCGCGTCGAGCTCGCGCTGCGCCTCCTTCGTGCGAAACAGCGCCGCGGCCTCTTCGTTGACCTTGGCGATGTAGGTGGTCTTCGTCTCGTAGGCAGCGCGCTGCGCGGCCATCGACCGTTCGCTCGCGTCCGCGACGGCCTTCGCGACCTCGGCCTGGTGCGCTTCGGCCTGGGCCACCTTCTCGGCGTTGGCTGCCTCGACGAGCAGGAACGCGGCGTAGACCTGGCTTTGCGCGGCCGCCGTCGCCGTGCTGGCGCTGGCCTGCGCGAGCGCCAATGCCCTCGCGGCGTCGGCCTTGGCCGCGGCATCGGCGCCGGCCTGCTCCGCGGCACGCTGCTGGACGACCGGCTGCTTCGCGACGAGCTCGGTGCCGGCCTGCCGGAATTGCGCCGGGGTCAGGGCGCCAGCGTCGCGAAGTTCGCGCAGCGCCGCCAATTGCGAGCGGTACGTCGCGGTCAGCCCGTTCTGAACATCAATGATCTTCTGCGCCGCAGCGACACGCGTCTTCGCGTCGGCTTCGACCTGTGCGGCCAACTGCTCGTCGGCTTCCTGCTCGGCCCTACGTTGCTGGACCGCTGGTTGCTTGGAGACGAGCTCGGTGCCAGCCTGCTTAAACTGGGACGGTGTGAGTGCACCGGCATCGCGAAGCTCGCGCAGCGCGGCCAGCTGCGCCCGGTAGGTTGCAGTGAGTCCGTTCTGAGCGTCGACGATCTTCAGCGCCGCGACGCGCTGCGCCTCGGCATGCGCTGCCGCGGCCACGGCCGCTTTCTGCTCGGCCGAGTCCTTCGCATACTCTTCCTGTGCCTGGCGCAGCGTGGCCTCGCGGACCGCATTGATCTGCGTCAGCCGCAACTTGAGACCGTCGTCAGAAAGAGTCTTCGCTGCGTTCTGGCCAACCGCCTCTTGCTTGAGCGCCTCTGCCTGCGCGTTGATCTGGCGGATCTTCTCGACCATCGTCGCGAGCAGCGCATTGGTCTGCGCCGACGCCCCGGCAGCCGCGTTCGCGACCCCGGCCATGGCGTCCTTGCCCTGCGCACCCGCGCTTGCAAAGGCGCCACCGAGACCGGTGGCCTTCTGGATCAGATCGAGCGAGCTGTCGCCGAGGCCGAGGGTCGCGGCCTTGATGGTCAGGAGTTCGACGTTCGACTTCGTCGCCGCCTGCGCCATGCGCTCGAGCCCGCGCTGGAACGTCAGCGCGGCGCGCGTCATCTTCTCCTGATCGCGCGTGACGATCTGCGCGGCCCGACCCGAGTCCGATTCGAACTTCGCCAACCCGAGGGTTAGGTCGACGGTCAAGGATGCGAGGCTGATCTCGTTCTCCTATCGCGCTGCAAGCGCACGCTCTGCGGTCAGCTCAGTCATTCGAATGCGCCCTTCTTCGGTTCGTGAAGCTTGATGACGATCAGCCGGTGCATCAGGTCGTCGACGTCGGTGACGCCGTACAGATCGATGAAGCGATCGAGGCCGGCTCCAAAATCGCAGCCGCCCATACCGTTCGCGATGCAGTTGAAAATCGTGATCGCGATGTCGTCTTCGTGAGTGAAGTCGGGACCGACTCCCTCGACCTGCGCGCCCGCCGGTATGTCTAGGCGGGCACGGAGTTTTTTGCGATGGCGTCCTGCTGGGTGATGTGATCAACGACGGCACGCAGGATCGCGTCGGCGACCTTGCTCACCCACTGGATGTTGTCGCTGCAGAGGTCGTCCCACAGCTCCGGATCGAACGGAACAGGGTCCGATGCCCCGACGCCGGCGCCGAGCAGATCGGCCTCGGTGAAGCCTTCCCAACCCGTCACGTACTTGCGGACGTGCTCGATCCCGACCGACCACGTCCGCGTGTCGCCGCTACCCGTCAGCAGGCTGGCCATATCGACCTCGGGGGGACGGCGGAACTGCACCGACTTGCCGTCCCCCAGGTCGACCGTCTTCTCACGGCTGCGCTTGCGCGCGGCCAGCAATGCAGACTTGTCCATCGATCAAGCCGTCAGGTAGCAGATCTGACCGCGGATCGTCACGCTCAGCTGACCGGTGCCGGTCGCGCCTTGCGTGACCGATTCGCCGGGCAGGCTGGGCTGACCACGGAACAGCCGCTGCGCGCCACCGGGGAAGGTGATGCGGAAGACCAGGTAGCCGAGCGCGCGCGCGACCGTGCGGATCTTGGTCATCGCCGCGTTGTCTTCCTTCAGCGAGCGGATGTCGATCGTGACCGTCTCGGCCGCGTTCTTGATCGTCAGCAGTTTCTCGCGCGTGTCGATCAGGGTTCCGATGTCCTCGGTCTTGCCGGCACCGCCGCCCAGCGCGTACTGGGTCGATTGCGTCAGCGTGGTCCAGGTCGCGATCGGGACGAACTGCCCGGAGATGAAGCTCGCGAAGTTGGTGGTATCGATGTCCTCGAGGCCGAAGCTGTCGGCTGACGGCGAGCCGGTGTCGGTGACGCGCGCGGCCTGGCCGTCGATCTCGTCCATGCCGAGGATGTTGTTGAAGTAGCCGGCGCTGCCGAACGTCAGACCATGGCCGGTGCAGCTCGCCACGCCGACCGTGGCCTGCGAGATCGCCGTGATGGTCTTCGGCGCGCTCTCGGTCAAGCCGACCTCGACGCGTACGCCGCTGCCAATGATGATGTCGTTGCTCATGGAAATCGCCTTTCAGGGACGGATGAGCCGGCGGCGCCGGCGGGTTGCGGGGACGAAAAAAAGCCCGCACGCGGCGGGCTTCGGGGGGTGGAAATGAAAAGGCCCGCGCGAGGCGGGCCGGTCTGTGGGGAACGGGGGTGGATCAGGTCGTGGTGTCGCTCTTCAGCGTCGGGATCTCAGGACGCTCGCCGCGGCGCCAGGCGCGCACGAGTGCGTGCACCTCTTGCCAGTGCACTTCGCCACCGACGTCCTCAAGCTCGGCGCGGTAGGCGGGAGTGATGACGCCGGCCCGTTCTGCGGCAAAGCATGCAGGGCCCTGCGAAATGCGTCGGGCTCCGCACACCATGCAGCCGGTCGTGAAGGCGTGCCACGCACGCTCACTCGCGGCCATGCAGTCCGGGCAGATGGTCACGCGGCCACCGCTTCCCTCTTCACGAGCGAGGCACTGATGCTGATGGCCGCGTTTGTCAACGCCGTCGGGTCGCTCGAGCCATACCAGCCGAGCGAGCCGTTCACGCTGACCTGGACTTCCATCTCGGGGTCGTCGCCCAGGACGCCGATGAACGAGGCGACGGCGGCTTCGGCCTGGCTGCGATCGGCCGCGTGGTTCGGCTGCCCTGCGACGACCTTGTCAAGTTCGGCCGCGACCTTCATGGCAGCGTCGGCCTTGTCGGCGCCGCGGACGTTGAACGAGTAGCTCATGGGTTCTTCCTTCAGGTTGCGCCGGGATCAAAGCCGGCCGGGGACGAGCTGCGCGGCGGCCAGGCACGCGAGGCCCGCGGCAGTGGGATTGATGCGACCGACCGAGAGGCCGGCGGCGGCGATGATGAACAGCACCAGCGCGGCGATGAGAAATGCAAGGCTCAGCATGTGATACCTCCGATCAGCACGAGGTGAATTGGCCGGCGCGCAGCCAGCCGTGCCAGCACTGCAGGTGATGGATGCTCGGCTGCAGCGTCGGTTGCGCGCGATTGCCGTCGAACTGCCAGTCGGGACCGCTGCCGGGGCGCAGGTTCAGCAGACTCACGGTCCCACAACCGGGGCAGCAGATCGCGATCGACTTCGGGGTGCCCTTCTCGTCGTCGAGGATCTCGAAGTCACCGCGCTGCGGCGTGTAGGACTCTTCGCGGACGACCTTCTCCCATAGGCTCGCGACGTTGCGCGCGGCGCACGAGTTGGTGTTCATCTCAGCTCCAGATCGGAACCACGAACACTGCCGCCCTAACTTTCACGTCTGGATCGATGCCATCGGGTTCATTGCCATCGCACGGGTAACCGGCCGCGTCGAGCGCGGCGATCGCCTCCTGCTCAAGCACATCCGATTCAGCGCGCGTCTCGCCCCAGCATTCCACGTGGAACACCTCTTTGGTCGCGAGCAGCGTGTTGTCGAGGCCGCGATCGCGAAAGACTTCGACGCGCCGGAAGATGATGAAAGGGAACTGGTCCTGTTCATCTGCCGCGTCTTGGCGGACACGCTGCGCGGCACCAGTCGGCAACGGGCTGCCAGCGCCGAGCACTGATCGGAGGATCTCGCCACCTGTCATGTGGATGCTCCCGCAAGTCTTGTTTGCCGGCGCGCCCAACCAGCGCGCATGGCTTCTGACATCTTGACGCGTTGCTCCGGCGTCCAAGGTGCGCGCGTCGAACCCTGCTTCGCCGCAGAAATCTTCACGCGGGTCTCTTCGCTCAGCTTCTTGCCACGATGCGCGGCAGCGATCTTTTCGCGCGTTTCAGCCGACTGATTGCGCGCCATCTCGGTGATGCGAGCGATGTTGATCGGGTTCGTGTGTGCGGCGCCGATCTTTGCTCTGTGCTCAGGCGACTTCGGAACTCCTCGGAGCTTCGCGGCGCGACGTGCACACCACTCAGGCGTCATAAACTCGCGGGTCTTTTCGGAGATCCGTTTCCTAACCTCGTCGGTGAAACTCCACCGTTGACCGCCAGTTGTCAAATTGAAACCGGCTGGATGCAGTGAGCCAAGCTTTGCAATCCATTCCACTTCGGCGGCGTTCAAGCGCTCCGGGGCGCATAGCTCAAGCACGTCATAGTCGAATGCCGCCCACCCGTACTTGGCTATGGCATTGCTTAACTTGCCCGTTCCGGTGTGGCCGGAAGCATGCTCTTGCAGACGCTGATCGATGTGGATGCTCTGTCCCACATAGACCCGCCCCGACTCGACATGCCTCACGCGATAGATGCCGCTGCGCTTCGTCTTCATGGCTTGACATTGACATGCAGGAATTCAGCAATGCTAAATCCTAGCGCGCAATGCGTCTAGCCAATCTTTCGAAATACTTCTTCAACGAATCCGTGATTATTGGAAGTGCCGCACTTGCCAGTATCTCCCCTGCCTTTCGGAGAAACTTTGCTGGATTTGGATTGCGTCGAGTAGAAAACTCGATAAATTTCCAATAAAACGGATCGTCGGGATTCGTGGAACTGCGCCGACCCGTCGCCTGTTTGAATGACATAACCGCTCCCTTCGTGAGCGGCTTGATATTCACGAACACCCCGACGTCGCCGGTCCTGTTGACGTCCTTGCTATTGCGAATCGTCAGCGAGCGCTGCAGCGTGCCGGCGCGGCGGATCATCACACCGCGCCGATAGATGTCCTTCTTCAGCCGCGGCGTCTCCGCGATCGCCTTCGCCAAGATCGGCTTGGCGCCGGCGCGCAGCGCGCGACGCGCCGATCCGCGGCGCAACTCAGGCGCCAGCGTGAGCAGTTGCGTCTTGAGCTCATCGACGCCGTTGACCTTGATCTTGAATTCGCCTGCCATTGCGGTTCCCTAGCGACCGTCCATGGGGCCGGCCTTCGTCATCAGGTCGATCCACTCGCGGCCGCCTTCCACCTCGATCGGGATCCCCTTGATGTCGTAGTAGCGGCCCTTCCAGAAGATCCGCATCGTCTCGTCGAAACCGGTGCGGTAGCGGACCCGGAAG